TTAACATAATGGCAGGCGTAACAAACAAAGCAAGTTTAATAATGAAACAAAAAGGTAAACCGTTTGATGCTGGTACTGGCGGACTTACAAGTCATATATTAAGTCCACTTGTATATAATGGCGGAGACAAGTTGGGTGTAGTATTTCCACTTACTCCAACTATTCAGATGTCACACAGTGCAAACTACGGAACATATGATGTAACAGGCTCAATTTATCAACAGAATTATTATATTAATACTCCAAATCCACCAATGTCGATTACAGCATTATTTCCTGCTAACACAGAAGAAGAAGCACGTTACAGTGCTGCTGCTTTACATTTTTTTAAAACTTGTACAAAATCAGACTTCGGAGCAAGTGCAGGCATAACTGCAGGTACACCTCCTCCTATTTTAAAGTTTACAGCTTATGGTTCTATACATGCACAAAATGTTCCATGTGTTATTAGAAACTTTACATATACATTACCTGAAGACACAGATTACGTAGAAATTGATATTGCTGGCGATAAGCATGCAGTGCCAACATTATCGTTACTATCACTTGAATTAGTTCCACAACTACCACCTAAGGCAGTTAAAGATCAATTTGATATTAGAAAATTTGCAAGTGGTAATTTAATGAGAGGTGGAAATTCGGGAGGATTTATTTAATGACAACTTATAGAAAAGATAGTTTATATAGAGATACAGAAATTAATGGCCAATATTTAGATATATTAGATGTTAATAGCATTGACGTAGACAATACAACAACTACAAATATTACGTTAGAAGAAAAATATAATGAGAAACCAGATTTATTAGCGTATGACTTATATGGTAACGCAAAACTATGGTGGGTGTTTGGTTTATTTAATCAAGATGAATTAGTAGATCCTATTTTAGATTTTAAAGCAGGTTTAAAAATTAAAGTTCCTACAAGGTTCTCATAACATGGCAAATGCAACAGACACGACACTAGCGGATAGAAACAACAATCCAGGAAACATTAGAACAAGCAGCGATGCTTGGCAAGGCGCTAATGGCAGTAATGCTGGCTTTGTTAAGTTTGATAATCCTGAGTATGGTGTACGAGCAGTTGCAAAGAATTTATACACAAGTCAAGAAAAACATGGAAATAATTCAGTAGCAGCCATTATTAGTCGTTGGGCACCACCTGGTGAAAATCCCACAGATGCATACATAAGCAAAGTAGCAAATGATTTGGGTGTCAGTCCATATGATGACTTAGGCAGTTTACGAGATAATCCACAACTAACTAGAGACTTAATAAAATCAATAGCAGAAATGGAAGGCGCTAGTGTAGGTAATGATGGAAAATACACAGATGGCGTACTTACAAATGGTGTAGCTATGGCAAATGGTAAACCTGCATCAGAGGTTACATTTGCAGACCAAGATAAAGATTTTAATGACGAACCGTTTGGAGAGCAAGTAGATGTAGAACAAGGATTTACTGATGATGAAAATACTATGTGGGATATCGCACAAATTAAAAAATTAGGTAAACAAACAAAATTAACAGATAGTGTTACACCAAATTGGATGAGTACAGTTGATAGTCCAACATATCGTTGGTCATTGTATATTGTGAACAATGAACTTTGGAACAATCCTAATTTAATAGGAAACGACGATAGCGTATTGAATAATAAACAGGCATTTGTTATTGCTAAACAAGGCGTAACAACTGAATTTAGTTTAGATAACTTTTTGTCACTTGCAACAGTAACACCAGGACAACGGCATGGTAATGTTACACCAGGCATAATTCAATTTGATTTATTTGAAAACCTAGGCTTTAGGTTGTTGGATAAAGTATTATTAGCCGCCAAGAATCTTGGCAAGCCAGCTAACTTATATTCACAAAACTTTATACTAAAATTAGAATTCTTAGGCAGAGACCCAGTCACTGCCGCAAGTGTTCCATTCGATGGCGTATTCTTATACCCTATTAAGTTTAATCAAATAAGAAGTACTACAGGACCAGAAGGAACAAGATATAATATTATTGCCTGGTCTGCCATTAAACATGCTCAAACAGAAACTGTATTGGATTCTGATATTACTGTTAAAAATGTTAGAACTATAGGAGACTTTGTTAACAACTTTGAAGAAGAATTTAACAAAGGACAGTTTGATGCAATGGGACCATTTGCAAAACAGCAAGGAAGAGAAGCCCCTAAACAAATTAAAATAGTATTTGATCCTTCAGCAGATCAAAGACCATCTGCTAATATAAAAGTCAACGGCAGAGCACTTAAATATTTTAATTTAGAATCAAAGCCTTATGCTGGTACAACAGATACAGCGTCTAGTAATAGATCTGGTCAGACAGTAGACAATCCAGATACAAATACAATTACTGCAGAACGAGAAACTAATATATCAATGTGGCTTGAGAAGACAATAAGAAATAACTGTCCTGCCTGGACACAGTGGGTCCTTGAAGCAAACGAGTATGGATTAACTCCACATATAGTTGTCGAACCACGTACAAAATATTCTCCTAGAATAAAAAAACAGCAAAAGAAAGAAAACTACGGAAACGTAGAACCTATATTGGTTACATATACAATTAAGATTGCATATAATAATACTACGTATCCTCCTAGTATAGAAAAAGGTAATAAAAATTTAAATGATTCTCAACACCAAGCAGACAGATTTGCGTCATTGCCTATTGAAAAGAGCTACACATATATGTATAGTGGACTAAACACAGAAGTAATAAATTACGAAATAGATATACAAAACTTATTCTTTGTACTTGATCAACCAGGTTCTGCTACATTCTTAGCAGGAAGAACTGCTGATGGACAAGCACAATTTTCTCCTGCAGAAATACCAGAATCTATATACATATCAGATTTAAAACAAGCATCAGTGGATTCATCTTATTTTAATCCAGTAGTTGGAGGCGTAGCAAAAGCAGACTCTGGAGAAAAAGCACAAGTAACTGAGTACTTAGACGAAACACAATCTGCTCTTGCACGTAGGGTACAAGATATGGCTAAGCGTGAACGTGATGCATATCAATTTACTATGGAAATTAAAGGTGATCCGCATTGGCTAGGTAACATGCAAGCTGTAGTACAAGGAAAACTTGAGACAAAAGATTATGCTAAACAAGATGCATTTATAAGTTTTTTACAATTTAATCCAAACCCTGATAGGTTATTAGAAGAACAAATCAAAGGTGAAATTGATCCAATCAGTTCAGGATTATATAAATTAGTTACAATAGAAAGTAGATTTCAAGGTGGAAGATTCACCCAAACATTAAACGGATACAAAGATGTTAATTCAAACACAGCTTTGTTGTTACCAAAAATAATAGAACTATCAGGAGTATAATATGGCAGGCTTAATAAAACATACAGGCGTTAAAGTATCAGGTATAGCCAAACAAAGCAACGAAGCAGGTATTAATAACCTAAGTGGAATATATGTTGGAGAAGTTATTGATAACGCTGATAGTTTATATACAGGTAGAATATCTGTACGCATATCTGAATTTGGTGCTAAGACATCAGACAGAATTTGCTTACTCGCTACACCTTATGGTGGACATAGTAAAATTCAAGATAGTGGTAATGATGAGAAAAAAGAAGCACAAGCACCAGCAAGTTATGGATTGTGGCCACAACCGCCAGAGGTAGGAACAAATGTTGTAGTAGCATACACTGGTAGTATTGAACAAGGTATTGTAATGGGATCATTAATTGCTAAAGACAGAAATGCAATGATGGGCGGCAGAGCAAGTGGACAAGTATATACAGATGACGGCACTTCTTGCGGACCAGCAGTAGAAAAAAATCCCAAAGATACAAATGATGCAGACACTAAACCACTTGATGAGTATTTTCAATCAGTGTTAAATCAGCAAGGTTTAAGTTTAGACTATGTTAGAGGACACAGTCAAAGTAGTGCTAGAAGAGAATCGCCAAGTAAAGTATTTGGTATTACAACACGTCAAGGACATGTACTGTCGATGGACGATGGTGATAATAGTGGCGCTAGTAACAATATTAGATTAAGAACTAAAAGCGGCGCACAAATTTTAATGGACGATAGTAATGGTTTTGTTTTCATTACAAATCAATCAGGCGATGCGTGGATTGAAATGGATTTAGCTGGACACATAGATGTTTACAGTAAAGCAGGTATCAGTATGCATACTGAAGGTGATTACAATGTACATGCTAAAGGCAGTATTAATATGCAAGCTGAAATTGGAGTTAATATAAAAAGTTCTGGTGGTGATGGAATAAAACTAGAAACAACAGTAGGTACTATTGATATTTATAGTGCATTAGATATAAACTCACATGCAGACACAGACTATAATTTAAACGTTACTGGAAACATAATTTCTGTAGGTTCTAGAATAGATATGAATGGACCACCGGTTAATACCCAAGCACAAAAGATTGCAGTACAAAATCAAGTAGCAAATACTAATGTAAAAACTAGTGTAGCAAGTAGAGTACCAGAAAAACATCCATGGCAAGGAGTTAGTGGTGTAGAAGAAACATTTACTACAGGTAAAGGAAATATTATATAATGCCAAGTTTTAATTTACAATCAATAATTGATAGCAAAAATCTTATAGATTACGGTTTTTTTACTGTAATTGATAGTACTGCCACAAGTACAATGATAAATTTATCAGAACTAGAAGCAAGTGATAAATTAATTAATCTTAAAATTAGAACTGCTAAATGGTTAGGTTATTCAAAAAACTCAGTCATTGGATACAAAGGAACTGTAGGATTAACCAGTGACGGACTAACTGAAGCTGAAGCATACACAATATGGATAGAAGAATTCAAAGACAAAGAAAGAGCCTTTAAAAAACAATTCCCACTAACTACATTATCCCAAACACAGTATGACGCATTATTAAGCCTATACGCAGATACTGGTACATTTTCACGTGTAGGTAATACAACTAGGCAATTTGAAATATTTGATTTTATTTTAGATAGAAAATGGAATTATGTAGCTACTGCATTAACGCTTAGTGGTGCTAACAGACTTACAAGACAATCTGAGGCAAAGGTATTAGTACTTGCTGATTATGGAACATATAAAAACAGAAGTTACATTAAAGAAGAAGGAATACAAACACTTGTAAAAGACTATACCACTAATCAATTAAATGACGAACAAAAGAAACAAGCAGAATATATTTACTATGCAGAAACAAAACGATTTCTTCCAAATATGATTGAAAGTAGAAAAAGACTTTTAGCAAAACAACTCAGTTAACTCACCTCAAAACTATTTAAATACTATTATAATACAAGGAATTTATCTTGAATAAAAGCGTTTTATTACTTAATGCTGATGGGCAACCATTATCACAAATGCCACTTAGTACAGTGAGTTGGCAGAATGCAATCAAGGCCATGTGGAGTCAGCGAGTACACGTGATTAAAAATTACGATAATGAGTTTCTCCGGTCACCCACAGTAACTATTCCATACCCAAGCATTATTATGCTTAACACTTATCACAAACAACCCTCCAAAGCAAAATTCACTCGTAGAAATTTATATGTCAGAGACAAATACTGTTGCCAATACTGTGGCGATAGGTTTGCTTATGCTGACTTGACAATTGATCATGTTATTCCAAAATCAAAAGGCGGAAGACTAACATGGGAAAACAGTGTTACTGCTTGTGGTCCATGCAATGTAAAGAAAGGTGATAGCTTATATCCTTTACCTATGCAACGACCAACACACCCTTCGTGGTACCAAATAAACTATGCTTATCAGCATCACACACTTACAATACCAGATGCAGCCTGGCAAAAGTACATACATTGGCAAGAAGATAAACTAATTATTGAATCTTTATCTACGTAGTTAATCTTTTGCATAAATAGTTGTATGAGCAATATATTTGGATATACAACAATAAACGAATCTTATACAAGTAAAAGTCTGAGTGGCTTAGAATTAGCCAAACAAGACCTAATAAATCATTTTAAAATCCGTAAAGGAGAAAAATGGTCCGATCCTACGTTTGGTTGCGATTTAGAACTATACATCTTTGAACCACTAGATCAATCAACACAAGACGACATTAATCAAGAAGTATACAACGTAATAAACTATGATCCTAGATTCAAGGTTGATGATACAAATGTAAATGTTGTGCAGGACGCACATTCAGTAACAATTAGTGTAAAACTAATTTACTTACCAACAACAACTGCAACAGAGTTGCAAGTTAAATTCGATAGAGAATTTTCAGAAAACACAGAGTTTTAATTATGGCACAGAAATCACGACAAAACAAACTTTTTGCGGCAGAGGACTTTACAGTAATCTATGAATCATATATCAATGCAAACTTTCAAGCATTTGATTTTGATACTATTAGAACTGCAATGGTTGACTATGTACGCAACAATTACCCAGAGAACTACAATGACTGGGTTGAATCAGCTGAATTTGTATCGCTACTAGATGTAGTTGCACAGTTTGGACACAACTTGGCATATCGAGTAGATATGAATGCAAGGAATAACTTTTTAAGTACATCACAAAGACAAGAATCAGTTTACAAATTAGCAGAATTTTTAGGTTATCAACCAAGACGCAATGTGCCAGCGTACGGTGAGATGAAAGTAATAAGTGTTAAAACAAACGAAGATATTATTGGAAGTGATGGAACAAGTTTAGGCGGTCAGCCAATTAAATACGAAATTTCAAACAACGTTAATAACTTAGATGATTTTATTACTGTATTAAATTCCGTATTACAAAATAGTAATAATTACGGTAGTCCAAAAAAATCAGTAGTAATTAATAATATAAAAACAGAATTTTATGATATTAACAATACGCCTAATCAAATTAAATTTGATGTGCAAGGTGCGGTATTAGGAAAAGCATCTTCATTTGACATTATAAGCAGTGACTATGATAATGATACAAAAGGGTTTATGGAAAAGACACCAGACCCAATCGGAGGCTTTGGAATATATTATAAAGATGATGGTAAGGGAATAAACAGTTCCAATGCCGGATTCTTCTTTGGCATTAAACAAGGAACATTACAGTATCAAGACTTTAACATAGATAACCCAATTGATAGTATGTCGTTAGACATTGATGCTACTAACGTAAACAACACAGACTGTTGGGTACAAAATATTAATGCAACAGGAAACATTACTAAAGAATGGACAAAAGTAAGAGATGTTAATAGTAATGTAATTTACAATAACTTATCAAATGGTGAGCGAAATATATTCAGTGTTAAAACAAGAGAAAATAATCAAATATCTATTTTATTTCCTGACAGTACATTTGGTAATTTACCAAAAGATACTATTAGAGTATGGTATAGAACTAGTAAGAATAACACATACATTTTAAGACCAGACGACTTATCAACTAAAAAAGTACAAATAAATTATACTGGATTTGATGGAAATACATATACCGCAGCGTTTAGCCTGCAAATGAAACAACCAATATCAAATGCAAGTTCAAACGAAAGTATTGATGAAATAAGAGAAAATGCTCCAAAGAATTATGCTAGCCAAGACAGAATGATTACTGCACAAGATTATAATACAATGTTAGGTAATACAAACGGCGGCATATTAAAAATTAAAAGTGTTAACAGAACATTTAGTGGACACAGTAGATATTCAAAATTTATTGATCCTACAGGAACATACAGTAATTTATACTTAACTGGAAAAGATGCAAAGTTACAATGGCTTGAAAATGTAGAAGAATCTTCTACATCATCCACTGAAAGTGCAAAACTAATTTACAACAAGTATGTGAAAAATATTTTAAACAACGACGAGTTTGTAAATTTATACTATACAAGATATAGAAAGCATTTTGTAGCACTAGCAGTTGCAGCCAATCACTTTGATGGTACAGTTGATTCTGGTACTGGATTTTCTGCAGACACAACAGAAGCTGTAGAATCATCTTCTACATATACATGGAACACAGATAGTACTACTGTAAGTAACATTTTAAATGGCTACTTCACAGATTCTACATCTACTAAAAAAAGAGTAGGTCCTACAGTAAGCGATTATACACAATACATTACACCTGGTGCACTAATTAAATTTAAGCATGTTGACACAACAGTAACTCCTAATGTAACAACATACAAGTGGGCTAAAGTTATTAGCCTTGCAGGACATGGACTTGGTATAGAAGGTAATAGCGGACAGCCAACTGGACTTAGAGCAGACGGTACAGGTGCTATCGTTTTAGACACTGGAATTGCAACAGGTAGTACAATTGAAATTATATATCCAGCATTGTCTAAAAAATTCTCTACTAGAGAACAAACACTAATTATAGATTTAATAGAAGCAGGCAGAACATTCAGTTTAAAGTATAGCCCAGGAACTAAAGAATGGTTAATTAACTTTGAAGCAGCCGAATCAGATCCTGCAGCATCTTTATTTCCAACAAATTTTAATTCAGCAGATGGAAATTGGGTTGTTTATTTTAAGTTTGCAAATTCAACATACAATATATACATGAGAACACTAGGATTTAAATTTGAAAGTGCTACAGTATCGTTGGGTAATATTACAAACGAACTAGAAATAGGAACATATACTAAAAAAGCAAAAAGAGATATTATTACTATGTTAGGATCAAACGGCACAAATATAACTAACACAGGAACATTTTTTGTATACGGGTACAATGTTTCAGGAAGTGATAACCATTATAGATTAACATTAATTGATAGTAATGCGGATAGTAGACCAGATAACCCAGACGTGTTTAGAGATGTCACTGGTACAACAGGTACACCACCTGCAACAAACTCATCAATAATAGCTGACGACNACACACCAGTAAATTTTCAATGGGAACACATTGCTACAGACAATCAAGTAGTAGACCCTAGTTTTACAAATATTATTGATGTATTTGCTTTATCAACAGCATATGATACTGAATATAAAAATTATTTAAATGATACAATTTTAGTAGAGCCAACACCTCCTACTAGTTATCAATTAGGAACACAGTTTGCTAATGTTACTAGCAAGAAAGCAATCAGTGATACTATTGTATACAAGCCAGTTAAATACAAACCAGTATTTGGAACACATGCTGAATCACAACTTAGAGCAAGGTTTAGAATAATTAAATTATTTGGTTCTAATATTACTGATAGTGATTTAAAAACAAAAACAGTATCAGCTATAAACAGTTTCTTTGATTCAAGCAATTGGGAATTTGGTGAAACATTTTACTTTACAGAACTAGCGGCGTATGTACACAAAGAGCTAGCTGGTGTATTAAGTAGTTTTGTTATAGTACCACAAGGAGCAGGAAGTGTATTTGGTGACTTGTTTGAATATACACCAAACGCAGATGAACTTATCATACCAGACGTAGATGTAGATGATATCGATATTATTGAAAATATTACAGACGCAAATATTAAAGCAGGAAGTTAATAAATGGCTAAGAAAAGAGCAGGACAACAAAAAGTCAATAGTGTAAAATCTAGTAATTTTTTACCTAGTGTTTTTCAAACAGAACTTAATAAGAGTTGGTTAGACAGTACATTAGACCAAATGGTATCTAAAGGACCATTAGAAAATATACACGGTTATATTGGAAGCAAAAACGGAAAAGTATCAGTTGCAGGTGATAATTATTTAGAAACAAAGGAAACTAAAAATCAATTAAAGCCAGCAGTTGTTTCATATAACAAACAAAAAGAATTAACTAATGCAATTACATTTGATGACGTTGCAAATTCTATTAACTCTAACTTTAGCACTTATAACTATAATGCGGCATATTCATCAAACAGATATACATTTAATCCACCAATTGATATTGACAAATTTGTTAACCATACCAACTATCGTTGGGTACCAGAGTTACCGGTATACGAAAGTATATGGACAGGTGCTAGTAAAAATCCAATAACAGATATACAAACAAATGGCATCTCAACACTAACAGACGATAACAATACATTTACAGTTGAAAACCAAATGCTTATTAAATTTACTGGATCCGGTTGGGATTCTAGCGTTTTAAATAAAACATATATTGTAGCAGGCTCAGTGGGCAAGCACAAGTTATATGAATACATTGATGATAATAATGCTAGAGTATACAACAATACAGTAAGTCATTCACAAGATGCAGATGGCGTATGGTGGAATGGAATATTACACAATGCAGAAATAAACACTGGCTATAGTGGTTCACCTCAGGAATTAATTTTTGATTATAACACTAATAATACAGGACCAATTCCATACTTTAGTGGATTTAACTTCCCACAACTAGAATCTAATTCTAATATTCTTAATAAAGATATGCTTGTAAGATTTACAGGAAGTTGGACGCACACAGGTATAACAAACAGTAATAATGACGACAGTGGTATATTTAAGCTAATAATTGATGCTACTACAGGTAATGTATCCATTAGGGTTGCAACTACTAGTGAAATAGCATCAGCAAATACAACATTATCACCAAACAATAATTTAATGTATGATGGTGGATAT